AAATCTAATTGTATAATAGAATTTCCTTGTTGAGATATAAAGTCAGGTATAATTCTACTAACTCTCATAATATTTTCACCATCACCTCTAAGATCAGCCATGTTAGTCGCTGCACCTCTTACAACTTTTTGTGTAATATCATAATCACCAGAAGTAATGTCAGCTGGAATAGCTGTTGTTACTCCTAGTCTTATTTGATTAACTCCTGTTTCATGTTCATAGTAATATGAAATTCCTTCTGTATTACCAACTACATCAAAAGACGTATCTGTACCTGCATCGTATTGAGTTGCGTGAGGTAATCCAAAAACAGAAGAATCTTGCCAAGTAGTTCTAATAAATAAACTACTTGCATTTACAAACCAAATAGGTCTTTTAGCAGTTGAATCTAGATAACTATATGTAACTGATTGAGTATTAACATTAGAGTTAGCTTCTGGATAAAACCATGTTACTTCTCCAAACAAGTTATTAATTCCTGCATAAACCATTTGATTAGATGTTGTGTTAAGATTGTCATAAACATAGTCTTCAACTAAACAGTCCATAGATTCTAGTTTACCGGTGTATCTAAAAAAACCATTATCAGACATCCAATAGGCAGCACCATCAACTTCAACAGCTGCGTTTTTACCAATTAATCCACAGTTAGTACCAACTTGTTCAAAAGCAAAAGTAAAAGGAGTTCCAACAAATCTCATAGTAAATAAAGCTGTATCACTCCAAACATATAATGCATTTCTACCAAGTTTAGCACCCATGATTCGTGATCCGGCGGCCAGTCTTTGTGTGCCCGCACTATTTTCAGCTGTAGGTGTGTAGTCATTAATATTTTCCTGAGAAGAAAACCTAATAAACATATCATCTTGCGTAGTTTTATTTCCAATAGTTGTTTCTGTTCCAAAAAATACTAAGTGACGATCGGGAGTAGATACCAACATATCTCTAGACGCCGTTGGTGCACCAGAAATAATTGTAGCTCTTGTTGTTACAGCGTTAGCAAGATCTGAATTCCATTGAAAACATTCTCCGTTAAATATTAGACAAATAGCTGTGCTACCTAAATTATCTATAGACCACATACCGGGTTCCGCAACTTTGTCAGTAGTGGACGCTGCTGAACCCCATCCAGAAAAACCACTATGATTAGTGACAGTCGCACCAGTGCTGTGGGCAGCTCTGGTTGTTCCTCTAACCGCTCTGGTAATTCCAGTAAAACTTGTAGATGTAATTCCAGTGTAAGATATTTCTTCAGTACCAACTTGTATAAAATTTGTTCCTGAACTTGGAAAACCAGTGGTGCTTGCTACATTAATTGTAGACCCTGATCCACCAGTACCATTTGCATCATTATTTAAACCACCATTCAATGTTGTTGTTTGTGGATTTGTAGTTGTACCACTCCACTGAGATATACCATAACCAAAAACTCCAACTTGATCAGGTGGTCCTACATGATAGTATTGAAAAAAAGTTATAGCTCCAGATGTGGTTGCTCCTGCTCCTGTTTCATTACTACCAGCATTTATTTCTAAAGTTGTAGTTGTAGGTACCCCAGTTACCATAAATTTTTTATCACAAAAAGTTGTAGAAGAAAAATTAGAACCTGTAATAGCTGTAAAAGTAGATGCGTCACCAAATAATATAATATCTCCTACTTCAAAATTGTGTGCAGAAGAAAAAGTAATTGTTACTGTTGGCTGTCCGTTAGTTGTACTAAAAGCATTTGTAATAGCTGTGCCGGATGGATTAACTAAAGGATGTATATCATAGTACACATCTCCTGTATAAGCATATAAAATTCTATTAGTGCCGATAAGAGAGTATTTAATACCTTCTTTATTAACCATATGGTGCAAACCTCTAGCTGCACCAGTTAATTTACTGTCTCCTAATTGAGACCAACCACCTATTTTTTCTGGAGTACCATATCTAAAACGTACATTTGTGCCGCCTGTCCATTGAGACTCAGCGCCGGTAGATGTAACTTGTTTATTAAATCCGGGTAAAAAACCTAGTTTCTGTAGCATATAAAATCCTGTTTATTAGGTATTATAACAGATTGTATCTTATTTCAATATATTTAAAGTAAGGGAAATATGTGATGAATCATCCTTTTACAAGCTTGTATTATAAAATTAATTCATCTAAATTTTTAGTAATACCTAGTTGTCCTTTAACAAAAACATTAAAAGATAAACTAATCCTAAGATTTTTTCCTTTTTTTGTTTGTACTGAATGACCTAAATTAGATGGAAATAAAAGTATGTCTCCTGTCTTAACTACAAATGACCATGTTAAAGAATTAAATATATTATATGATTTTACGGTAGGCATAATAACTTTGGAATGTTTATTGTCATAAAACATAATATTATCATTTTTTTCATCAGCATTTATATAAAGAATTCCAGATATTAAAGAATTACCATGAGTATGTTGATGGTGATATTGATTTTCTTTTGTATAATTTAACCATGATTGAGTTATATAAGGTTTAATCTTATCAGTAGTTCCTGAAACTCTATTAAAATAATCTGCAATAGTTTTATCTAATTTTTTTTTAATGTTAATTAATTTTTTATTATTAAGAACATGACTGTCATTAGATGTTGTGTTACCTTGATTTTTGTAAGTATCATTTTTATTTTTTTGAATAAATTTATTTTCTATATTAGACAACTCTCTATTTAAGTGTGTAGCGTAAACAGGTGTTGCAAATAATGGATGTATTGTGGCCTCAATTATTTTTTCTTTCATATATAAAAAATACTACGTTTTTTTTATATTGTCTAGTAAATTTTTATTCAGTTTCGTGTATTTCTCTATAGGATTTATTGCCTTCTGGATACAGGTTAGTGTGTTCAATTGATTTATCTATAACACTTTGTTCAATTGTTTGAATGTCCCAAGACACTGTTTCTTCGTTCCAAATATATATTTGATTGTTTGGTAAAACCGTTTCAGGTTTAGCAACAGGAGCTTCCCAACAACAAGTAGTTTCGTTAAGAACCCAACTAGGTAAATCACTGGGTGCTGGTGGAATAAAAGCATCTTTAGTTTCGTCATAAGTAAAACCTATACCTGCATAATTTTTTCTAAATGCTTTCGTTTGATCTGCTGATTCTATTCTATTATTGTCTGCATCAAACGAATAATGAACTCCACCATAAGTATTATAAGAAGTTTGTTTCCAAACAGCACTAGGCTCATTATAAAAATTTATTAAAAAATTTAAACCATTAATTTCTTCTTCAACATTATCACTGTTTCTTAATACTTTATTACTAATTACTTCAACTGTTGTTACTATATTGTTTGTGTCTATTTTTGCAAAATGTGCCATAATTTTTATACCGTGTAAGTCCCGTTTGCTGTAAATACTATTTTTGTAAATCCACCACCTATGTCTGAAACTGTTGGACTACCTGAAGTTGTTCCTGAATAATGTTCTGTAGGTAAAACCATAACAACTGCTCCTCCTGCACCTGCACCTGAAGTTTGGTTGAAAGATACACCTCCTCCTCCACTACCTGTTCCAGCTGCTCCACTAGTTCCACTATTATTTACGTTTCCGCCACCATTTCCACCGATACCAGATCCACCAGGAGAACCACCTGTGTACTGACCACCGCCGCCACCACCACAAAAAGTTCCTTGTGTTCCAACTGCACTCTGAGCATTTGCATTTGTAGGGACAAAACCTCCACCGGATGCTCCAGGTCCACCTAAAATACTAGGTGTTCCTTCAATTGCTTGACCACTGCCACCAGCACCACCAGCACCACCGCCGCCGCCAGCACTTCCTGAAGTCCAGCCTTGACCACCATTACCCCCTTGAGAAGGACTTACTGAAGGAACGTTACCAGATCCACCTGCAGGTTTAGCTGGTCCAGCACCGCCACCGCCGCCACAGCCGCCATCGCCACCAACAGCTTGAGTGTTACGACCTGGGCCGCCTCCTGCCGAATTAATAGTTGTTAAACCTGTTCCTGAAATTATAGAAGCAGAACCAGCACCTCCAGATGTATTTGCTGGACTTATACCAGCAGCACCACCACCTATTGTTACTGAAATTGATGTTCCGGTAGCTAAACCACCTGTGTCAACCGGTACTGCTTGTAGTTCTCTAAAACCACCAGCACCGCCACCACCACCACCTTCTGAGTTTCCAGTAGTGTTAGATGTTCCACCACTTGCACCGCCACCGGCTACTAGAAAATCTATTACATAATCTAATGGAGCACGTCCTCCGGAACCGAATCCTAAGACTTGGTAACCAAACATTTTACCTTTTCTACCCTGAGTGTTTTTTGTGTTCTTACCTGATGTAAGTTTATTTTTTAAATCTCTCATATCTAAATTCCTTATGCGTCGTTAGCTGCATCAGTAGTAAAGAATAATTTGATTCCTAGAACTCTACATTCTCCTGTGAAAGTATCACTACCATCTGCTGCGTCTCTATATAATTGAAAGTAAGTTTGCTCACCTGCTGCAGGAGAACCCGCAACTGTCATAGCACTAGTTTCACTTGTAATTTGTTGATCTTCAACTGTTCCAATTCCAGCATCAGTAACTTCTATTGCTGTTCCATATGCAACATCAATAGTGTCATTGTCTGCACATGCAACGCCTTGTAAACCAAAAATAGCATTACCAGTATTGGTTGTGCTTGGAGACCAGTAAACTTGATAAGTTAAAGTTCCTTCGTTCCATGACTTAGGCATAGCTATTGTAAATTGTGTGTATTGTTTTGTACTAGCATCAAAATCAAATACTTTTAAATCTGGTCTTGTAGCTGTTGTTTCTACTTGTGCTGCATCTGCAGGGTTAGTAGTTGGTCCGTACATAGCTGCTGCTGGAACCCATATAGTTTCTTTTCCTGCAATTTTAATTGCAGCAGTGGCACTTTTAAGTACACCTGTTCCTTTAGGGTTTAAATTTATATCAACATTAGTTTCACCTGTTGCTGAAAGAATTGGACCGTTGCCTGTTGCAGCATTAGCCAAAGTTAATTCATTAACCGCTGAACTTGTTGCAGTAAGATTAAGTAATTCATTTCCGTTTGTATCTGAAATTTTTGTACCTATTGCAGGGCTAGTTAAAGTTTTGTTTGTTAAAGTTTGTGTTCCAGTAAGAGTTACATCACCATCGCCAAAAGCCATAGTATATATATCTGGGTTAGTGCCATCGTTTCCAGTAGCAAATACTACTTGATCACCTTTGTCAGTTGCTGAAAAAGTAAATGAATCTCCTGATCCAGAAGCATATTTAAATTGTACTGTGTAAGCACCTGATGTTGAATTTCTTAAAAAATAAAAATTTTGTGCATCTAAAGGAATTGTTACAACTCTGTTTCCAGTAATAGAACCTGTAAGTTCTATCATTCTGTGAGCCATAGCAGCACCAGTTGATCCATCAGAAACTGTAAGAGCTGTTGGTGTTCCAGAATCTCCGACGGCTTGTGTAGTGTATCCACCAGAAATTTGTTCGATTATGTTTAAATTAGTATTTGTTTTTGTTCCCCATGTACCGGCGTTTTCACCAGTTGCCATTAGTTCTACACCGAGAGCCGTATAAGTTGATGCCATAATTTTGTTCTCCTAATTAGTATCTTTTTTTAATTTGTTTTGTAGTTATTGTCAATCATTTACTGCAGTATAATTTGCACTTTGTGTTGCTGTAATTGAACTATATCCAGCGCTTTGCGTACCTGTAATAGCTTCATAACCTAATGGAGCTACATTACCTACACTAACAGTTGCAGAAACTCCTGTCAATCCCATAACATCTGCTGGTGTTCCTGCTGGAAATGAACCAACTGTAGAAGTTGCAGAAACTCCTGTCAATCCCATAACATCCGCTGGTGTTAAAGTTCCTGTAGAAGAAGTCATAGAAAGTCCCGTTACAGATACAATAGGAGATTCAGAAGTCGTAACTGTTCCAAGACTAGACGTTGCACCTAATCCTGTTAATCCCATAACATCTGCTGGTGTTAAAGCACCTGTTGATGATGTTGTAGATAAACCTGTTGGAGATACAATTATACTAAAGTCTATATTTACCGAACCAATTGCTGATGTTGTACTTTGACCTGTTGGCGTTAATACAAGATCAGATATTGCTGTAGGTGTACCTACCGATGATGTTGCACTTAAACCTGTTAAGCCCATTACGTCTTCCGGTACTAAGAAATATTCACCACCCCAACCAGTATTTTCAGAACCCCAAGTTTGTTTACCCCAACTTACATCTTCTCCAATACCTGTAGTTGCTTCAACTCCGGTTAATGTAACTGTTACTCCAGAAGATCCCCAGTTTTCAGCTCCCCAAGTATCTGAACCCCAACCAGTATTAATTTCTGTATTAATTGTTGGAGATCCAAGAGAAGAAGTTGTTGCTTGTCCTGATAATGTAACAACAGGGTTATCACTATCACTCCACGGTTCTTCACCCCATTCAGCTCTACCCCAACCTTGTTGAGCTCCAGATATAGGAGTTCCGACTGATGAGGTTAATGCTAAACCTGTTAAAGAAACTACTTCGTCAGTAGCTTTACCCCATGAACCACCTGTTCCCCAGGCGTCAGCACCCCAACCACTTGTAAATACTTCACTTATTCCCCAAAGATTTGCACTCCAGTTTCCTGCTCCCCAAAAATCAGTATTAGGTGTGTTTGCTTGTCCACCCATTCCTGAGTGATATTGACAATAATAATAAAGTGTAGGTGCACTATCAGCGACTACAATTTGTACGTATGCTCCAGATTGACCGGTTGTTCCGCTTGTAGTTACACCGGTAGTATATTCGCTTCCGCCTGAGTGTGTTCCACCACTGGTTGTTGAAAATTTAAAAGGGTGAGGACCCATTGAACTATCAGAAACATCAAATCTAAAAGTTCCACCTTCAACTAATTCTAAAGTAGGTTGTTGTACTCCGTCGATAAAATATTTATTACCACCACCGGTGCTAACTACTGTTACTGTGAATGTTCGGGTTACCGACATAAGGAATTCCTCCCTATGCTATACGAAGTATTGCGTTAGATGCGTCTGCTGTTGGAAATTGAATTGTAAAAGTTCCACTTGTTACAGTTTTATCTGAACCAAATGCAATTGCACAAACTGCTCTATCAGCATTTGTATCGTTATATATTAAACAACCATTAGCTGTAAAAGAAGCAGACGTAAAACTAAGGTCTGCAAAGTCACAACATGCAGTGTCAGTTGATAAAGCTGGAGTTACACTTGTAAGTGCTGCACCACCTGCAGAATAAGCTGAACCGGATGTGTTAGATATTTCGTTTGATGAACTGTACGCTGTTGTCGATTTATTTAATGTAGCTGAACTTGTGTATAAAGCTAATTTAAAACTGTTTCCAGATGACGCTGTAAAATTATGTAAAGCTTGTAAAACTTCTGTTTTAAAACTGTTACATACTGCTGATGTTATTGCCATAATATTTTTCTCCTAATTACTGAGGCGGTGACTCGATTGGTATTCTTATTGTTCCATCCGTGTAATCGTCTCGTCTTCTTCTTCCAATTTGCATCGCTGCAAACTTTTGTAGTTCAGTTTTATACTTACTCTCATATAATGTCAACATGTCTGTTGGACCTTTTAAAAACCCGTATGCTTCTACTAAACATGCATATAACAGACCTTGAGGAAAATTTAAACTAATATAATTGGTCTGATTACCGCTTTCTAAAGTAGCAGGCATTTTATTATAATATATTCTAAATATATAATTAGCATCTGGAGTAGGTGCTAGATAAATAGATCCTGAAGTAGTATCTGATAATCCTGTTGCTCCACCAAACATAGAGTAATATTTAGGTTTTCCGGTTACATCTGCCCCTGATGCCGTTGATCCTTCTGGACCAGTTAATCGTCCTACAAACTCAGTTAAAAAAGTTTGATCACGTCTTTCTAACCATGTACCTTGTTCCGTAGAATTTGCAGCGTTAAATACTTCTACACCTCTTACAAATAAAGAACCTGCGGGCACTCTAATATTATTTACATCTGTTGCCATTGTACCTTGCTCCACGAATCTGTCTGAATCCATAGGTAAATCCATCATAATTCTTTGTTGAGCATTTAAAATAAAACTTTCTAAAATATCAGTTGTAAAAACGTTAGAATCTACTTCTGTATAGTTTCTAATTTGTGTGACTAATGTATTGTAACTAATTCCTGACATAATTAACCTCTATCATTAACGGGTCCAATTGTACATTGAAAACCGCCCCCTGTTGCTGTGCTTCCAGCGTTAGATACTAAAGGCACTGTTATAGAATTAAATTGTTGTTCTGTTGCTTGTGTTCCATTAGGTAATGTAGGACCAACTTCTACTGTAGTTGCAATTGCTGTTGCTAAATATGATCCAAAAACTTTTGCTCCGTTCGCGTGAGTTGTTGCTGTAGTATTAGAAAAAGTAATTCCTCTAAAAGGAGCAGCCGTACCTCTTGTCAATCCAGATAAAACTCCTGTGCCTGTATTGTTTCCTGTATATTCAATTGTTTCATTTATGTATCTTCCAAAAGTTGCACTAGTTGCATCTTGATCTACTTTTTCTATTACAATAAAACCAGCATTTGCAAATGCTGCAGAACTAGTTAAAGTTAAAGTATTAACTGTATCATTAATTGCACCATTTAAAGTTGTTTCTAATTCTAAAGTTGCAATTGCAACACCTCCTACTATTTCTTTAACAGATTGAAATCTAACATAAGATGTTCCTTCGTTAATTTGATTAGAAGGATAAGATACACTTAAAGTTTGAGATCCACCTGTTGTAGTAAATGGATTGTCAGGTAAAATATCTTGTACTGGAAACTCAACTCTTGCAGGTCTTGCATGCATTAATCCTTGTGGGTCTGCTCCTACAGGATGTGGTTCTAATTGTGGTTGCTTAGGTTCAAATTCAGATTTATGTACCCACGCGCCAGTCCATTCTTTAACCATTTCTCTATATGGAAAAGCTGCACCTGACCTGTCAGATATTGCTAATGCTCTACTACCTTTTGCAAATCTAGCCATTATATATTTGGATAGTATGTCTTCGGAGTAATAAATGTACTAGCTGCAGAACCATCTTCAGATAATGCTCTAGCTAATTCATCCTCGTACAACAACTTCATCTCCTGTGTTCGTTGTGGTGCAAACTTCATAGATAAGTAATATGATAATCCTGAAATCATAC